GCGTCGACTACGATCGTCGTGCGCTCCTGCACAGCGAGGGCCGCGAACGTAACGGCCTTCATGCCGCGCAGCGACGGGATGTAGCGGGTCAGCGCGCTGATATTGCCGGCGATAGCCTGGGAGACTAGCGCAGCCGCCGGCGCTAATTCCTTCCCTGAGCCCTCGGCGAAGTCGACGACAGCCTTCGCCGCGATCTTCGTGTGCTCGCCGTAGCTGCCGGTCAGCGACGTCAGCGTCGTCAGAACACGCTTCGTCTCGTCGTCACCGAAGCGCGTCGTATCTTGCAGCCCTGCTGCGAAGTCGTCGATGTCCTTCGCGACGTCCGAGAACGCCTGGCCGGTCTTCTCGATCGACAGGCGCAGGCGTTCGTTGATCGTCGCCTGGTCGAGCGACATCTTGACCGCTTTGCGTGTGAAGACGAGCATACCGGCGCCCGCCGCAGCGACCGCGACAAGCGACGCCTTGAGCATGCGCGACGAGTTGTTCGCCTTCTTCAGCGCAGGCGATAGACGGTCCTCGCCCTTGAGGACGATCTGCAAGTTGCGGGTCGTGGTACGGGCCACCTAGCGCGCCGTCATTCTTCGTTGCTGTTCGCGCTGCGCCTGCTCGAGCCGGCTGACCTCGTCGCCCAGGATCTCCATGGCGCGCAGGTAGCGGTTCGGCCACTGCGACACGGCGCCGCTATACCAGGCATGACCGTTGCGGTGATGACTGTACATCCGCAGGAAGTCCCGCGTCCGGCCCGGAACCTCGTTGACCGGACAACCGTAGAACTCGACCCGCTCCCCGCTCGGCAGTTCGAGGGCGAACGGCGGCAGCTCGGGCGCTGGCGTCGGCTCGAAGCGGGAACAACCGCGCTCAATCTGGACGAACCGGGGACACTTCCTGCAATCGAACGTCCCGCGGCGATCCGTTAGAATCGCCGCCCCGAACCTCAGCAGCGACTCGCTCCTCCTCCGCGTCGAGGTCGCCCTCGGACTGCACGGCGCCGCCGAGCTCGCCGAGCCACGAGAACGGGAGGCGCCGCACGAAGGCGCACCGCTCCTCGAGGTCGCCGTCGGCCGGGAACCGCACGGGCTCGCCTTGCCGGCGCAGGTTGTCCACTCGCCGCAGCGACCGGGCGACCAGGGCAATCGAGAATCGTTCGGTGTCGACGGACTCCTTCCCGTCGTCGTCGGTGTCGGTCGCGTGCTTCCGGGCCGCGCGCACGTCGTCGACCGTCGGCATCTGATAATGCCAGGTCGGCGGGTCGTCGCCGGCCTTGTGATCGTCGAGGACGTAGGAGAACCGATCGAGGTCTACAGGCATCAGGTGCCCACCATTCCGTAGGTGACTTCGTTCGTCGCGGCGCCGTCGGTGTTCGTGAGCAGGATCGCAGTCGGCGCGCCCGTTGAGCTGTACTCACAGGCGAACGCCTTACCCGCCGCGACCCTGTGCCCCGTGTCGCCCGCTACCTGTCGGATGATGCAATCGCGCTCGGGCAGCACGATCAGGAAGCGGATATTCGTCAGGTCCGGCAGGATGACGGCGATATTCGTGGCGCCATTGGCGAGCACGACGACGTTAGGCCCGCCGTTCGTCAGGCCCGTCGTGCCCGAATACGTCGTCAGGGTGCGGTTGATCTGACGGTTCGTCAGCGTCGTGTCGGACGCCGATATCGCCTCGAGCTTCCACTGCAACGAGACCGCCATCAGGTGGCGACCAGCGTGATACCGTCCTCGGCCGCAGCCGCCGGGACAGCCGCCTCGCCGACAACGCGGCAGTCGAGCACGTTCCCGAGGCGCCCGCCGAAGTCGCCGAACTGGATATCGTCGATGATCAGATCGTTGACGGTCAGCGTGTGGGTGTTCCCGGCAGCACTGCCGAGCGCAGCCGACGACGAGCCCGAACGCGTGCGGCTGTTCCAGCGCGTGAAGAAGTCGTCACCGTTCCCCGCAGCCTTCTGCTCGAACTCCAGCTCGACCTGCGAGCCCGGGTCGTCGTCCGATCCGAACCCGACGATCTCGAACGCGGCGACGCCCTCGGCGCCGGCGGTCAGCGACTCGCGCGGCTCGATGATGTTGCGGCAGTCGACGACCATCGATCGGGCGTGTCCGAAGGCGCCCGCGGCCGGGTTCTCCGTCCACGGCTGGAACCCCGTTGTAGCCACGATGGGCGGCGCCACGTCGCCGGTATAGCTCGGCGTCGTCATCGGCGCCCGGTCGGCCGGCAGCGTAAACAGCCCCTGGAACGTGTACTCGATCCGAGCTCGCTCGCCAGGCGTCAGGACGAAGCGAGCGTTCCCGCGACAGCCGAGGGCGATGCAGACGATCCCGTCGGCCTCGAACTCGAACGCCACCGAGCCGAACCCGTCCCGGTCTTGCCGGTAGGTATAGGCCCGAGGGTCGCCGCCGTCGTCGGTGCGAGTGAACCCGCACGCCTTGATCATGGCGTCATACTTCGGGAACCGCGCGCCCGCCCCGTAGTCCGCGGCGTCGCCGATCATCTCCTGCCAGAAGCTGATCGAGACGCTGCGCTTGCCGAGCACAGAGGCGCGACGAGCGACCAGCGACGCCGAGTTGACGGCGCGCCCGTAGCGTTCTCCGTTGAACGTGAAGTCAAAGTCATGCACCAGGACGGCGTCGGCCGCTGCGTGCGTGGGGTCGGTTGCGTAGGTCGCCTCAGCTTTCGCGAGTACGACCTTTCGCCTTGTCAGAGGCATCTGCTACTCCTGGCTGCGTCCTGTCTGCGGGTCTGCCAGGCCATGGGATAGTCGTTACCCCTTGGCCTTCTTCCCCTTCTTCGGTTTCGGTTTGCGCGCCGCTTCCTGTTCGGGCGTGCCGAGCAGGCGATAGACGCCGTCGCCTTCGTGCGTGTACGAACCCGGCGCCGGCTTTTCTTCGCCTGGCAACCAGAGGACGTCGGCGGTCTTGTCGGCCTTGCTCATATCATGGCCCCGTGTACGACACCCGCTCGAGGGCGTCGAACCGCACCTCGGCGTAGTGGCATAGATGGCTGTGGAACATCCGCAGCTCGAAGACTGCGGTATCCGGCGGCGAGGCGTTCATCGCCTGCCCGCCGAGCGTGTAGTTTTGCCGTAGCTGCGCGGCGACCGACTCGACCTGAGCCCGGAAGGCTATCTCGGAAGTCATCGACGTTCCCGCGCCCGGGTCGTCGAGGGCGTACAGGCCGACGCAGACGATCTCGTGCGTGCGGATCGACAGCGAGTTGAGCCCGTCGAACTCCTCGTCGGTCGCAGAATGCGTCACCATCCAGGCGTTCAGCCTGCTGTTCGCGGTGTCGCGGAACAAGGCCCGGAAGGTCGCATCGTCGGGCGCGTGCCGGATGCCGTCGTGAATGATCACGGCGCCGCCGATCGCGGTTGCGAGCTGCGTCCGAACGTTCGCGAGGATGGTCGAAAGAGACACCCATTAGCCTTCGTGTATCTCCTCGGCGAACACCGAGAACGTGATCGCGGAGGCGCCGCCTGCCAGGGTAAACACCGCGCGCACCGGGCGACCGGACAGGCCGATCACCTCGGTGACCTGGGTCATCGGCTCGTCGCCGTTGTTGACCGTGTCGGCCTGGGCGAGGGCGTACCACTGCGAGTCGTCCGGGTCTTGCTCCTCGTACGACAGCGTGATGCTCCCGGCGTCGATCGCGGTAACCCGCTCCTTGAACCGCACGCGGGCGCCGGTCAGGTTGAAGCCCGTGGTCTGCCCCGTGGCGACCTCCTGCGACAGCGTGTGCAGCGTATGCTTGATCGGCGGTATCCACATATCATCGTCTCCTGCCGAGCTGCGCCATGCGCTTGATCGCTCGCTCTGAACCCTTGTTGAATATCGCGCCGATCGCTGAAAGGTTATCGTCGAAGGCCGGCGTCAGGAACGGGCGCTTCTCGTGCCCCTTGCGCCTGAGTCGATTGCTGAAGGCGCCGGCCGCAGTGCGCGCGCGCTTGTCGTCCATGCCGGCCTTGCGGCGGAACCACAGCGTCACGGCCTCGAGCCCTCGGCGTGATAGCCCAGGATGACGCCCTTTCCGAACGCCGAGCTCTATCGGGATCGCGTACTCGATCGGCGTGCCGACTGCGACGGACCTGCCGAACCCGGAGCCCGTGCCCGACCAGCCGATCGAGCGCCGCAGTATACCGCTGACGCCGACCGGGGCGTTGAGCGCAGCCGACCGCTTGATCAGCGCACCGGCGAGATCCATCGAGCGGGCGACCTCCTCGCCTGCTATCGCCTTGCCGCGGGCGCCGAACTTCGCGCTGAACCGGGTCAGCTCGCTGACGTCGATCTTCACGTCCATTAGTACGCCGGCCCGCTGTGGAACAGTCGAGACCATCCGGCCGAGCCCGCAGACAATGACGAGTCAATGTCTAGGAACTCCACCGCCGCAGCCTCGCCGGCCTCATCGCCCGTACCCACGCCGATATGGTCCCGGTACTGGCGCAGATAGCGATCGGCCAGCGCCGCATACATCGCGACCCGTTCGCCGTAGTCGACGGCGTCAGCGTCCATGGTCGAGTCGGTGACCTGGGCGAACCGTGCGCCGAGCTGCCGCAACGATACCGCCGCAGCCAGGTCAGCGACGGCGAGCTCGTCCAGCGCAGGGATTGTCGAGGACGCTACGTCGAGGGTATGCAGCACGGTATAGGACAGGCGCAGCGTGTCCGTTGTCGCCGGCGTGCGATCCGTGAACCGCACCCGCTCGCCGGTCGGCGAGTCGTAAGTCTGGAACTCGTTACCCTCGAGCATGCCGTCGGCGGGATCTTGATTGTTCGCTGGGTCGGCCTCGACGGACAGCAGATCCGAGAACCCCGACACCCACCCAGGCGGCGGGGCGTAGTCGTAGCCACCATCTCCGGTTAGGTCGTAGACCAGCGAACGCGGGACGTGCCTCGAGTAGGTGCGCCGCGCCTGGTCGATCGCGTTGTCGCGTTCGCCTTGCGTGAGGTACGCGGCCCCGTCCCTGATCCGCTCGTCCTGCCAGGTGCGGAAGTCTGCAAGCGTGGACAAGGATCAACTCCCCGCTGAGGTTACTCCTCGGGACGCCACTCGACGACGAACGATATCGGGCCGAACCCGGCAGCGAGCCCGTCCCCGATCTCCTCCAGCTCGGCGCACAGGTACATGCCGTCGGTCAGCGCCGACTCGTCAGCGGTGATCCCCGTGAACGCGATCGACGTGTTCGCGACGGCGTCGGCGCCGGCGCCGTGGTCGATGTTCGCGATCTCAGTGGGGACTGCGTAGGCCGAGGTGCGCGTGTCGAGGTTGATATTGTTGGTGTTCGCCCCGTGGCCGGTGACGGCGAACCCGTACACGACGCGCACGGACTCGATCACGCAGGCGCCGGTAGCCCGGAAGATCGGGATCGACAGCGTGTTCGTCGCGGCGACGTGGAAGAACGCTGTGGTCGTCGTGCGGGTTCCGGCGACGTCCTGGATAGGCTCGAGTCCCATGGATCAACTCCTCACTGTGCGGGGCGCTCGGCCCCGGTTCAGCCGCCGGTTAGGCGACGATCTGACCGTAGAGACCACGCCAGTCGAGGGCCTTGACGCCGTAGACGTGACGGATCTTGTATTCGATCTGGTCTGCGTTGAACGGCGTTCCCTGCGTGGGGTCGTCCTGCACGAACAGCTCCGGCTCCTCGCGCCCCTGCCAGAAGCCGACCTCGAGCAGCGGCGTGTTCGCCGGGTCCGCGGCCAAGTACCAGTTGTTCACGTCGGTCCAGTGGCCGACGACGACGACGTCCAGATCGGTGAAGTCGGGCAGGTTGGAGACCACGGCGTTCGCCGCGTGCGTCGCCGCCGAGGCGCCGCCACCGATCAGCCCCTGGTGGAAGCCCTGCGTCAGCGACTGCGCCAGGTGCATGAGCTCGTGCGGGACGATGATCGTCTTCGGCCTGTTCGACGTCGACAACGGCTGCACCGTCGCCTGATCGCCGTAGGGCGTCTGATCCATCATGGCGACGACCGACAGCCGAAGGTTCTCGGGGTTCAGCGCCAGGGCCGCGGAGTTGCCGTGCCCCGCGTTGAACAGGGCGACGGTGTCGTACATCGCGGCGTTCGTCGTCAGCACGTTGAACACGGCCTGGAACAGCGTCTTCGCCGCGGCACCGCCGAGCTTCAGCGGGATGCGCCGCACGGCGCCGACGTCGTCATCGGCGATAGCCTCGAGCGTGATCCGCTCGCGCCCGCCCCGCTTCGCGATCGCGTAGGTTTCCTCGTCGTCTCCCGGCGAGGTCAGCAGCGGGTAGTTGTTCGACTCGGCGACCGTCGACAGCGACTCGTAGCCGCCGAGCATCATGCGCCGCTGCGTCCTGAAGTCCTTGATCGACTCGATGTTGCTGACGATCTTGCGCCAGCTCTGGAGGTCCGGGCGGGCGTACTCGGCCTGCATCGCCCGCGCCACCGAGTCGCCGAGGATCTGGCCCCAGGTCGACGCCTGCACGGCTTCGGTGACCCGCCGGAACGGCTGGCCGGGTCGCAGGTTCCGGCTCTCACGCGTGCCCCAGGTCGACACCTCGGGCAGCCCGCGGTAGCTGATACCCTGCCGCAGCATCTCCTCGAAGCCGACGTCCATGCCGGGGATCTTGCCGGTGGCGTGATAGTAGGACTCGTGCAGGCTCGTGAACCTCGGCACGATCTCGTCGCCGAGCTTCATGTCGCGGTTCGCCATCATGCCGTCCATGGCGACCTGTAGACGGTCGAGCGAGTCGACGCCCTGCGTTGCGCTTTCGCGCGTGGTGCCTGCGTCGGTGACCTTCGGCGACGGGGCGACCTCGGCGAGGTAGTCCCGCTCGGCGGCGATGGCGTCGTCCGTCGCCTTGACGGCCTCGGCGACCGTGTCGAAGTCCCGCTTGAGCTCGGCGCGCAGCCGACGCTGTGCTGGCAACGGCAGGCCCGACTCCGTGATCTTGTCGATCACCGCTTCGCGACAGGCGATCTTCCGATCGATTCGCGCCATGATCGCCGACTCGTCCACGACGGGCGCGGGCTCGATGGCGGGTTCCGGTGTCGGCTCCGGTGCGGTTGCGGTGGGATCGGCCATTGTGGGATCTCCTGGGGATGACAACGAGGCGACCAGCCGCTCCAAGGAGCCGCCGGCCGCGGGATGACTGACTACGTCAAGCGTAGGATTCGGGGCGAACGAGATGACCTTGCGGGTTCCGTCGCCCGTGCTTTCGACCTGGGCTCGAGCGTCGATGCTGAACCCGAACAGCCGGCGCGCCGTTTCGCTGCCGAGCTGCCAGGCGTTACGCATCAGCGAGCGCAGACCTTCGTCGATGACCTTGAACGTGCCGAACAGGCCGGCGCGGCCGTTGCGCTCTGCGAAGTGTACGCCCTCGACGGTGCCCACGAGGTTCTTCGCGGCGCCGCCGCCGTCGCCGAACAGCGTCTTCAGCTCGCCCGGTAGATGATCGCGCAGCCCTTGCTTGAGCTCATACGCGAACACCTTGACGCCCTCGAACACGTCGGCCGCGCCCTGGAGCATGTCGTCGGTGTACAGGTTCCCGTTCTGCGACAGGCCGGCGGATAGGATGCAGACCTCCCACTCGGCGCCCGTGCTGTCGGCCTCTGCCAGGATCGACAGGGTAACGGCTTCGGACAGCGTCACGGTCTCAGGGATCGGCATGGTCACGGCGACAATATGACAAGGGGTGATGACATATTGTCAACCCAAACTGTCGCCTTTATCTCGAAAGGCGCGGCGCCGGCGACCACTCGGGCATCTTCTCGAGGTCGACGCAGCGGCAGTTGACGACCTCGCGCGCTGGTCCGGCTGGATCTTGCGGTGTCATGAGCAGGGCGCCGCCGACGTTGAACGGCTCCGACACCTTGCGGATCTGGCCGTGCGCCTCGGCGTGACTCTCACGCGTGCGGCTGTCTGCGGTTGCGATCCACTCCTTGACGAGCCCCGGCACGCGGTCGGCCAGCTCGACCATCTGCGTATGATGCGCCACCGAGAAGGCCCGGTTCGTCTCCGTCCTGACGATGCTCTCGGCGCGGCCCATCGGGCCGATGAACCTCTGCTCCCCGTCGATCTTGACGCGTACCCCTTTGACCATGCGCCCG